GCTGTGGGTATTGGTGGTGCCATCGCAGGTCGCGGTGCTCACTTGCTTGTCGTTGATGATCCTCACAACGAGCAGGACGTGCTGAACGGCAATTTTGAGGTGTTTGACAAGGCATACGAGTGGTATGCCTACGGTGCGCGGACGCGACTCATGCCGGGTGGGTCAGTGGCGGTGGTGGCCACACGCTGGGCAGAGCAGGACTTGATCGGGCGGCTGCAGACTGACATGGTGCGTAACACTGACTCAGATCAGTGGGAAGTTGTTGAATTTCCGGCACTTTTTGAAAACGAGCACGCGCCCCCGGAGGCGACCGAGGAGCAGAAGTATATCTCGCTGTGGCCGGAGCAGTGGCCGGTCAAGTCTCTGTTGCGTACTAAAGCGTCAATGCCGTCATTTCAGTGGTCGGCGCAGTACATGCAGCAGCCCACGTCACGCGATGCGTCAATAATTAAGCGTGAATGGTGGCAAGCGTGGGATTATGACGAGCCGCCTGCGTGTGAATACGTCATCATGAGCCTTGACGCGGCGGCGGAGAAAAACAATCGCTCAGATTTTACCGCGCTCACTACGTGGGGTGTGTTTTACAAAGACGATGAGAACGGGCTACCGCAGGCGAGTATAATTCTGTTGAATAGTATCAAGGAGCGGTTGGAGTTCCCTGAACTAAAACGGCTGGCGTACCAGCAGTACCTTGAATGGGAGCCTGATTGGTTCGTGATTGAGAAAAAGTCGTCAGGTGCGCCTCTGTTTCAGGAGTTTCGCCGCGCGGGCATACCGGCGCAGGAGTACACACCGCACCGTGGCACGGGTGATAAAGTTATGCGGCTTAACTCTGTGTCTGATATGTTCGCGTCAGGGCTTGTTTGGTATCCGGTCGGCAGGCGTTGGGCTGAAGAAGTTGTAGATGAGGTCTGTGGCTTCCCTGCGATGCCAAACGACGACTTGGTTGATAGCACCGTGATGGCGCTGATGCGCTTTAGGAGCGGTGGGTTTATAGAGCTTCCTGATGATAGATGGGAAGACGAGGATGATTTTGAACCCGTGAGAGCGGCTTACTATTAAGGTTGAATCATGGCTGTAGATAAAGCGTTATATGGTGCTCCTAAAGGCATGCAGGAGCAGGCAGAGGCCGAAGAGCCGCTTGAAATCGAGATCGAAGACCCTGAACGGGTTGAGATGAGCGTTGGCGGTGAAGAGATTCTGGAGATTGAGCCGGGCGATGAGGGTGACATGATCCCCCACTCGGCGAATATCGCAGAGTACATTGACGAGCAGCAGTGCGCGCAGATTGCTGATGAGTTGCTTGAGGCGTACGCCACTGATTTGCAGTCGCGGGCAGAGTGGGAAGAGACATACCACGATGGCCTTGAGCTGCTGGGTCTGAAGATTGAAGACCGCTCCGAGCCTTGGGAGGGTGCGTTTGGCGTCTACCACCCGCTGTTGGCTGAGGCGGTAGTGAAGTTCCAGTCAGAGAGTATTGTCGAGACATTCCCGGCTCAGGGGCCGGTGCGCACTAAGGTGCTGGGCAAGAGTAATCGCGAGAAAGAAGAATCGGCGACGCGTGTCCGTGAGGACATGAACTACCTTCTGACTGAGAAAATGGCCGATTATCGCTCTGAACACGAGCGACTTTTGTGGAACCTGCCTATTGCGGGTTCAGCGTTTAAGAAGGTGTTTTACGACCCGTCGCTGGAGCGTCCTGTCGCGCAGTTTATTCCGGCTGAAGATTTTATCGTGAGCTACGGTGCGTCAAGCCTTGAGGGTGCGCAGCGATATACCCACCGCATGAAGCGAACCAAGAATGAAATTCGCAAGATGCAGGTCAATGGGTTTTATAAAGAGTGTGAGATCGGCGACCCGACCGCCGATGAAGATGACATTTCCAAGCGCAAGAATGAGATCGGTGGCTTTGATGCGGCGCAGGACGACCGCTACACGCTGCTGGAGGTTCATTGTGAGCTTGATATTGATGGGTTTGAAGACCTCGATAAGTTTGGTGAGCCGACAGGCATTGAGCTGCCGTACGTTGTGACGATCCTCAAGGACAACGGCAAAGTGCTGTCCATCTATCGAAATTGGGCTGAGGATGATGAGAAAAAGCGCAAGCAGATTCACTTCTCGCACTACAACTACATCCCCGGCTTTGGCTTCTATGGTTTCGGCCTTATCCATCTCATTGGTGGTTTTGCCAAGGGCGCTACGTCGATCATGCGCCAGCTCGTCGACGCGGGCACGCTGTCTAACCTGCCGGGCGGCTTCCGTACGCGGGGGCTTCGTATACGTGGCGGTGATACGCCTATTGCACCGGGTGAGTTCCGCGACGTGGATGTGCCGACTGGCACGATCAAAGACAACATTATGCCGCTGCCCTATAAAGAGCCCTCAACGGTTCTAGCAGGGTTGCTCGACAAAATTGTCGAGGAGGCGCGGCGTTTTGCGTCAATGTCTGACATCAGTGTTGGCGATATGCAGCCAAACGCGCCGGTTGGATCGACACTGGCGATTCTGGAGCGTCAGCTCAAGACACTGACGGCGGTTCAGGCGCGCATGCACGCGGCGATGAAGTCTGAGTTTAAGATTCTCAAGTCAATCGTCGCTGATATATCGCCGGACGATGAGTACGACTATGACGCCGTTGGCGACGATGAGTTTATGGCTCGTCGCCGTGACTACATGATGACTAACATCATTCCGGTGTCTGATCCTAACGCGTCAACAATGTCGCAGCGCATTGTTCAGTATCAGGCTGTTATGCAGCTGTCCCAGCAGGCTCCGCAGCTTTACGACCTGCCTCTGTTGCACCGTCAGATGGTTCAGACGCTTGGTATTAAGAATGCTGAGGAGCTGATTCCTGACGAGGATGACATCAAGGCCGCTGACCCGATGACGGAAAACATGGCGCTGTTGAATGGCAAGCCGGTCAAAGCGTTCCCATATCAGGACCACGAGGCGCATATTCAGGCGCACATGGCGTTTTCTCAAGACCCTGAGATTGCCAAGATGATCGAGATGGAGGGTGAAGCGGGCAAGATGAAGCTTGCCGCTGGTATGGCCCACATTAACGAGCACATCGCTCAGCAGTACCGTCAGCGTGTTGAGAAAGAGCTTGGCGTGCCGCTCCCGTCCTATGACCCCGAGGATGACGGTGAGACGCTTAGCGAAGAGCAGGAGCTGGCTATTTCGCGGCTTGTGGCTGAGGCCGCCCCGCGCGTCACTGGCAAGGCTCAGCAGATGGCTCAGGCAGAAGAGGCTGCCAAGAAGGCTCAAGACCCTGTCGTGCAGATGCAGGAGCGCGAGCTTGAACTGGAGCGTGGCGAGCTTGAGCGCAAGATTCAGAAGGACAAGATGGACTACGAGCTGAAGCTTCGAGATATGGAGCTTGAAGCGGCTCGCATTGGCTCTCAGGAGAAGCAGGCAGGTGCTGCCATTGGCTCTAAACTCCGCCAACAGGTAGCGCAGGCAGAGGCTGATCTTGAGAAGACAGGCGTGAAGATCGGAGCCGACCTCGCCGAGAAGCGCATGGAAGAGCAACAAGATTTGTTGGCTCAGATGATGCAAAGACGGCGTTCCCAGTCAGGGGACAACGGCAACCAGCAGGAGTAAACGATGATTCGCACATTCGGAGAGCACCTCCGCAAAGAACTTCGCAAGGATATGGATGACCTCACGGATGCAATCGCGTCAGGGGCAGCCAATTCTTACGATGAATACACCCACTACACGGGTGTTATTAAAGGGCTGGCGCAGGCTGAGCGGCTTGTGCTGGATTTGATGGAAGCAGCAGAAAAAACCTCTGACGATAATTAGGAGGCATCATGACTTCAGCCGACACGGCTGCACCTCAGCTCACTGAGCAGCAAATTCCGAAGCCTGCGGGCTATCGCATTTTGGTCGCACTACCTGAAATTAAAGAAACCACTGAAGGTGGGATTGTTAAGCCTGATTCTGTTTTGAAACAGGAAGAAATCTCAACGATGGTGGTTCAGGTTGTTGATATGGGCCCGGACGCTTATCAGGATAAAGAGCGTTTCCCTAACGGCCCGTACTGTCAGATTGGCGACTATGTTCTAATCCGTGCCTATTCTGGCACGCGCTTTAAGATCCACGACCGAGAAGTTTTCCGGGTCATTAACGATGATTCGGTCGAGGCCGTGGTTGAAGACCCAACGGGATATTCCCGCATTTAAGGAGTGAACCATGGACCCCAATGCAAAAAACGAAGAAGTTGATTTCGACGACACCGAGTTTGTTGTTGGCTCCGACAAGACTGGTGTCCCGCCTGCTATGAAGAATCAGTTTAAGCAGGAGGATGAGTCTGAGGTCGAAGTTTCTACTGAAACGGAAGATTCAAAGACAGAAGAAAAACCGGATGAGTCTAAGGATGATTTCGAGCTTGAAATTGTTGATGATACTCCGCCGGAAGATCGTAACCGCAAGCCACTCCCTGATGATGTGGTTGAAGAAATTGAGCAGGACGCTGCTGAGGATTACTCGGCCAAGGTTAAGCAGCGCATTGATCAGCTCAAAAAGGCTTGGCATGACGAGCGCCGTGCTAAGGAGCAGGCTGCACGAGAGCGTGAAGCGGCTGCACAGTACGCACAGCGCCTTCAGACTGAGCGAGAAAAGCTTCAGCGTGAGTTGACTACTGGTGAGAGCTGGGCACTTGAGCAAGCCAAGCAGCGCGCTGCACTGCAGCTTGATGCCGCAAAGCGCAAGTATCGTGACGCTTATGAGGCGGGTGATTCTGAGGCGCTGACTGATGCCCAGCAGGAATTGGCTAAGGCCACTTATCAGGCCGAAAGGGCTGAGCTGTTGTCGCCGCGTTATTCCCAGCAAAACCTTGCTCAACAGCAAAATAACGCTCTACAGCAAAATGCTGGTTTACAACAGACGAACCAACAGGTATATAATAGTCAACAGGAACCACAAGTTAGCGCACCAGAACCCGACGAAAAAGCAAAGACGTGGGGTGAACGTAACAAGTGGTTCGGCAGTGACGATGAAATGACCAGTTTCGCGCTGGGCGTTCATCAAAAGTTGGTAAAAGACGGAGTTCCGCCTTCTACCGACGAATACTACGAGCGTATTGATGCTCGCATGCGTGAGGTCTTTCCTCATCGGTTTGAGGACGCACAACCCTCTACTGAGAAGGAACCTCCAAAAAGGAAAAAGCGGCAACCCTCTACCGTTGTCGCCCCGGCTGGGAGAACCCCGAAGGGAAAGAAGGTAGTGCTAACTCAGTCGCAGGTAGCGATGGCTAAAAAGCTGGGTATTTCCCCAGAAGCTTATGCCCGCGAAGTACAGAAGCTGGAGGCTAACAATGGCTAACTCAACTCGAACCCGTGAAGCTCGTCCGGTTTCTCGCGAGCACGATAATCGTGAAGCGACTGCGCGTAAGAAGCAGTGGGCACCTGCAAGTCTGTTGCCCGAGCCTGACCCCGAAGAGGGGGTCTCTTTTCGTTGGATTCGCAAGTCGATGCTTGGAACGAATGATCCGACTAACTTTTCTCGCAAAGTGCGTGAGGGCTGGGAAACCTGCCGTCTCGAAGACCATCCTGAGCTGAAGCTTCACGTCGATGAAGATGCCAAGGCTTCGGGTCTGGTCGAGATCGGCGGACTCATCCTCTGCAAGATGCCTACCGAGATGATTGAGCAGCGTAACGACTACTACCGTCGTAGCAGCGAAGCGCAGGTCGAATCGGTGGATAACAACTTTATGCGTGAGAATGATCCTCGGATGCCGTTGTTCCACGACCGCAAATCCAAAGTAAGTTTTGGGCGTGGCTCGTAAGAGTCTTCGTTTTTCCTTTTAGGAGTGTAATCTCATGGCATATCCAACCGTGTCTGGCCCCTACGGGCTTGTTCCGGTGAAGATGGTCGACGGTTCTCCGTACAATGGCGCTCAGCGCGCCTACAAGATTGAGTCCGGCAACGCGACTGAAATCTATCACGGTGATCTCGTGGCCCTCGGAACCGATGGCTTCATTGATCGGACGGCTGCTGGCGACAACATCGACTATGTCGGCGTTTTTGTTGGCGTGTCCTACACCGATCCTGTCTATGGTCTGACCTTCCGCAACTACTACCCCGGCAATGTGACGGCTGATGACATCACGGCTTTCGTCGTTGATGGCGCAAACGTGCTGTACAAGGTCGCGGTGGTTGACTCCAATGGTGACATTTCGGGTATTGCTCAGTCAGAGGTCGGCAACAATGTCGGTCTTGATGATCAGTCGCCCACTGGTAATGACACTACTGGTAAGTCTTATGTTGCTGTTGACGATGCGTCGCACGCGAACACGGCCACGCTGCCGCTGCGTGTGGTTCAGGGTGTTGAGGAGACTAAGGATAGCTCGGGCAGCTTTACCGAGATTCTGGTCAAGTTCAACGCCGGTCATCAGCTGAGCAACGCCACTGGCGTTGGCGATGCGTAAAGGAGCTTAGATCATGGCAATTTCTAGAGCACAAATGGTAAAGGAGCTGCTTCCGGGTCTGAACGCTCTGTTCGGTATGGAGTACTCCCGTTATGGTGAGGAGCACAAGGAAATCTTTGAAGAAGAGACTTCCGAGCGTTCCTTTGAAGAAGAGGTGAAGCTGTCGGGTTTCTCGGCTGCTCCGGTCAAGTCTGAGGGCGATGCCATTCAGTACGATGCGGCGCAGGAAGCCTACACGGCTCGCTACAACCACGAGACGATTGCTCTTGGTTTCTCGATCACTGAGGAGGCCATGGAGGATAACCTCTACGACTCCCTGTCTTCGCGTTACACCAAGGCGCTTGCTCGTGCGATGGCCTACACCAAGCAGGTTAAGGCGGCTTCGATCATGAACAATGGTTTTGACTCCAACGTCACTTATGGCGATGGGCAGCCGCTGTTCTCGACCGACCACCCGCTTGTTTCTGGTGGCGCTAACTCCAATACCCCGGCTGTTGCGGCTGACCTCAACGAGACTTCGCTTGAGGCTGCTGTTATCCAGATTTCGGGTTGGACGGATGAGCGTGGCCTGCTTATTGCGGCTCGCCCGCGTAAGCTGATTGTTCCGCCGAGCCTGATGTTTGTTGCTACTCGCCTCCTTGAGACCGAGCAGCGTGTCGGCACTGCCGATAACGACATCAATGCGATCATGACCAACGGGTCGATTCCCGGTGGTTATTCGGTAAACCACTTCCTTACCGATGATGACGCATGGTTCCTGACTACCGATGTTCCGAACGGCCTTAAGCACTTTGTTCGTAC